GTTATACCCTTTTCTCCTTTTTTATTGGTCATTAATGCAGCTACTTGACTAACAGTAAAACCTCTTTTTTGAATTTGCTCTTTAATATTCATTGTGTATAAGTTTTAAATTATGATACAAAGGTATAGATTATATCCAAAATGACCAAGGAATATTAGATATATCTACTATATGGATCTAATTTATTAGTTTTAACAGAACAGGTTTGCAATGTTAATTATTAGTTAAATCTAATATAATTATTTGTGTTATTAGTTTTATCTAATATATTTGCATCATCAAAATAAAACAAACAGATATACAGCTATGACAAACGAGGATTACATGAACAACGAGTTAGCAGCGTTAGCCGCCATGACGGAAGAGGAAGCCTGCAAAGTTTATAATGTGGATTATAAAGCCGAGGCAGAAATCTACATTCGTGATTATTGGATGTGCATAGCATAAACAGGATTACTAATACATAAACACTATACGATCATGACAACACTATTTAAAAGCCAAATGAGACAAGTAATGTCAGACGCTTGGAAATTATCGGGTAACGGGAGAAAGTTTCTCAGAGAGCCTAAAAAGAGCCTGGTTACTTCTGAAATTGAAAGCGCAAATGAAGCAAAAGACAGTACAGTTCTTCTATCAGAAAGTAAACGGTGAAATTCGTCAGGCTTTCGGAACTTTGAGAGATGAGGTTATAAACACGATTGTCAAAGAGACCGGGCGCAAACCTAACGATAACATGTTTATCTATTTCGATACAGAAAAACAGGAGTTCAGATCGTTTAAGAAATTCAATTTAATCAAGATCGGATAATTAACCCGGTAGGGGTATCGGTCAAACCGACCCCCTCTACCACAAACAAAATAATATTACAATCATGGAATTTAAAGATTTAGCAACAAAGTTCGAAGGTCTTACAGCAGATCAAGTAGGGGTATTAGCAGAGTTCGGCAAAAATATTTTAGATGATGCCGGCATATTTTGTTCGCCTTACTGCTTGCTGGGTTTAATTCGGGATATACTCAAAACAGAGGAGTTCGATTTTGAGAGAAACAGACTTACAATAGATTCACTTTTACATATTGTGGAATTAGCCAATGATTTAAATATACGATGCTGGGATGAACATAAAACCCCGTTTGGACTTACAGGTGTTAAAAATGACAACCAATATGTCGGATTAGATAACGAGACTAAAATAATAGCATCATGAAAGCATTATCCTTTATATTCCTGTTAGTGGCCGGGGTTCTTCTGGCAGGATCGGAAAGCGAATATTTCTTAGGTAACATAATTGGACTTGTGATGCTGTTTATTGCCGGCAACAAATTGACGGAACAAGATAATATTGCTACATAAATAACATAGACCCGCATGTTGGTGCTTCGTACCCAACGTGTCATGTTTGGATGTCCCGCCGGTAATATCGCCGGCGGGTATGGGATAAAGATTGCGACTGATCAGATGTTTATGATAATCTTATCAAGAACATCAACCATTGTGGACCGGAGCGACCGGACATTGCAAAGCGAGATTGCAGCAAGGGACGAACGCACGCTGAACCGGCACCAGTATAGCCGGAGGCGAGATACAGGGCATAAGCAGATCTATATTAGAGGTTATCACCTTAAAAGGGGTATATGGCTTGAAATTCAATACATTTGCTATCTGATAACCTATAACCAGATAACCTCTGGCTAATATCGTGAGAGCGGTCTTATTTCGATTGCAAGGAACTTATACTAATGGTGACGCTATGTGCGTTTAAATAGGCTTTCAGTAGCTCCAGCCACACCCGGCACGGTCTTTGAGTCTGTCCTTTGATGGAATGCCGGGAACGAATGTTGAGGTTACGGTATAAATTCACTTAAGTTATTGATTTATAATGTGTATAGTGTCGCTGTAACCGTAACCCCGTAACCTGTGTAATTATTTAAAGGATAAACATAGAGGTTGGCGAAGATGGTAGCAACGGAATACAGGTAAGTAACAAACGAGTAACAAAAATGTGATAAGTGATATGTTGGAGGGATTTAGCCTTTATACGGCCTGTTATTTGGCAAATTCAGATTAATATGTATCTTTGCGCCAAAGAAAGCGATTGTTTAAAGGAAAAGTTCTTTAATTTTGTTACTAGTTTGTTACCCATAAACGAAAACATCTTCGCTTTCTTTTGATTTTTAATTAGTTACAAAACC